CCAATACCGTTTAAAACATAGAGAACGTTTAAATAAAAATACAAGATTAAAAAGGATAAATGATCCTAATTTTAGAATGAAAGGGTGTTTATATGGTAGGGTTCGTGACGCTTTAAAACATAACTATAAATCAGCACATACTATGGAACTCATTGGCTGCACTATTCCTGAATTATGGATCCATCTAGAATCGAAATTTGAACCTTTGATGACACGAGAAAATCATGGCTTATGGCATCTGGACCATATCAAGCCTTGTTTTAAATTTGACTTAACAGATCCCGCACAACAACGGGAATGTTTTAATTGGAGTAATCTTCAACCTTTATGGGCTGTTGATAATCTACGCAAAGGCTATAAATATGAAGAAAACAAAATTAAGAGTTAGGGCCCGCACATTGTAAGGGTTTAATGGAATCCTTAAGCTGGCTTAGTCGCGGATCACCCTTGTTGTAACAACTAAGTTGGCACCCATTATTGAAAGGAGGTAAAATGAAAAAAGACATTAGCGAACGATTTATATCGTGGCGGATTCGTGGCTTATTTGTGGCAGAAAAAAGGCTCAAGGTTCTTTTGAAAGCTGACACGAAGCCGGAAGCAAGCGACAAGGAACTAGATGCTCTCTATAAAATGATTTCTCTGCAGCTCAAAGGCATTTCAGACATGCAAAATGAAATTATCACGCTCCAACTCATAAATGACGAAAATCAAAAGTGAGGTTTTATGCGGGTCATCACGTAAATCACGTATATAGAGGCTCCCAGAATTTGTGTAATTCGTGAAATTGACTTTTTGATTCACGTGATCTACGTGATGTTCCTAGAATTGTTACAGGCTACCAAAATATGCATGATTCTTATATCACGTGGGTGTGATATGTTAATATCCTACATACTACACTTGAACAGGGGCATACGCGCATGAGGGTTTTTAAAAACACTGGAAAAAGTCTAGAAGGTTCTATAGGGGTACTGTATGGTAGGGCGTAATAGAAAATTTGAAGGTCATTCAGAGTGGATGAATGAGTTTAATAAGATACACAACCCGGACTACTACTATGGTAAGAAAACCCAAACGCAGAAAACCCAGAAGAAAAAAACAGGTCGTGGAACCTACGCAGCCAAACGACATCCCGTATTCAAAGTATCGGATTGAGTGGATGGATATCTTATCTGATTCAGGGTGGGCTACAGACAAAGAATTTCAGAGAATGAAACTTGCCTTTCCGGTTAATGAAGGGTGGTTGTTTAGTAAAGATAAGTCGACTATTAAAATGTTTGCATCTTATGATAAAGATGAGGACACGCAAGAGATGACTTTTGGGGATCGTACAATGATTCCTTTAGCTTGTGTTAAGAAGATGACGAGGATCAAGTGAGCGTTGACTACTTAAGTGAAGAGATGTACAACATTTATAAGGAGGATTTAATGCCAAAAAAGAAAAAGAAAAAGAAAAAAAATAAGAAGAAAAAAACTAAAAAGAAAAGGAAATAGTTATGAACAAAGCTGTTAAAAAGATAAGAAAGATTAAAGATCAAATTGATAAGTTAGAAGAAAAAGAAGATGATCTTTTAAATCAACTTGATGAAGCTATAGACGAACTAGAAGAATCTAACGACGATTAGGATGTGGAATCCGGATCGGATTGTGTTTGTTTCGTTGGTGATAGTTTCGGTGCTGGTGTTGACTCATTGGTACTTTCTACATCTATAACATCTTCGGGTGTTATATTAATAATTTTTCGATTGCTTTTTAACAGCTGCGCAATCTCTTCATTCATTTCTGTTTCATTTTGGTCTTCATCTAATTTTCCATGTAGAATATGTTTTTGTTCTACGTATAATCCACCTGCTTTCCCTCTCATATGTTCAGCGTTGGCTGCTGCTGAGAATGATCTGTGTTTGAGTGCTTGATCTCTGATCTTGGCGAGCTCTGTCACATGTCTGCCATAATTGACTTTAAAACGATTACGTTGTTCTTCTCTGAGTTCACCAATATATTTTACCACGAGTGGAGAGTACTCTGGATTTTGTAAACGTGATGCCATTGGACGTGCATTGTTGGGTTCATAGCCGGCTTCAATAGCACATTCATAATCAAATTTACGTCCTTCATACAGAATAAGTAATTCTGCGAATTTACGTTGCATTTCTGTTAATCTTGATGGAACTCCCATATTGACTTTTTAAGCCAACAGTTGTAAAAAGTCAAGGTGGATAAAGATATAGATATATGGAAACAAAGGAATGAAATACTACATAAAAAGGTGAATAGACAGATGGATGAAATAAAAGATTTAAATGAGAAGAGTGAAACTATTTTTGATTTGGCTCGTAAGTATCCTAATAAAACTTATAAAGAGTTGGAAAAGTATAGAGATGCAGATAGACAGGAAGAAGCACAACAGATTCCTTTAAGTGAATCACAAAAGAAACAAGAAGAGTTAGAACCTATAGAAGGAGCAGAGCAAGATAACCCTGAACTGTTTGATTGGAAAGAAAAATATAATAAAGAACATAAACTTCGCCAGGAGGCAGAAACGGAAACCATCCTTGTTAAGGGTATTGGGATAAATTCTCCTGAGATGAAAGCTGCAAATAAAAAGATAGAAGAGTTGCAAGGGGGCTTGGAAAGAGCGAGGAAAGAAAATAATGATTTATATAACCGACTTGCTGATGCTTTAGAGGTCAATGAATCACATCAACGTTTGAATGGTAAATTACAGATGAGAATAACAGAGTTAGAGCAAGATAATTTAGAATTGCATGCTGATAATAAAAAAATATCTAGACAGGTTGAAGATCAGGTTGAACGAGCCCGGAAGGCAGGATTGTAATGCTTAGAGGTAGAGATGTAATTATGATCTTTGACCGATTCGTTGGTCCGAAGAAAGGCAGTGGAGTCGCTCAGGATGCCCGAGTACAAGTTCGTACACCAGATGGTAGACATTATGATATAAAAGGTGTAGACCTCGTTCTAAATAAAATTATTGGTGCTCGTGAGACTCATCGAATTGTAATTTCAACACATGAAGAAGTTGCTCCAATGGGGAAACCAAAGCTCATTGTATAGTGTAGCTGTTGGCTTAAAATAGATCATGGGCCCTGAGAGAAAATTGTGGCATGAGCTTAAAAGAAATACACCTCAAATTAAATGGACAAGGCTGGAAAATACTAGCTTACTTGGTACTCCTGATCTATTGGGGTATAATAGTAATCAACACTTTTTTACTGTTGAATTAAAAGCAACTTCAGCCAATAAAATTAAATTTTCTCCTCATCAAATTGCGTTTCATATTCGTCACCCAAAGAACACATTCATCTTAGCCAAGTCGCTCGGTCAGAGAGACCTAAAACTTTTTGAAGGGACACAAATAATGCAACTTGCTGCTTGTGGCTTTAGACTTCTGCCATGTAGCTTGGGGCTTGAGTCTATTATCAAGCGGCTTGAGGCTTGTGGCTTGTGACTTTTGACTCCCTGGAGGTTTTCAGGGTCATTGTTCTTGGAACTTTGCTGCTTCGTTCAGGCTTTAGACTAGAAACTCTAGGCATGAGGTACGTTGTGGACAACTTTCTCTATTTCTCTAAGGGCTTTTGTAGTACAAGCACAACACCAAAAATCTTGAAGACTTACATTGTATTTTTTTTCGTAATCTTCCATATCTTTGTCTGTACCATCACAAATTTCTGCTATATTTGTAAATCCATTTATATTTTCTCTACCATTACCATTAGGATTATCTTCTTCGTGTTCATGCATTTTTTTATTACAAAGTTCGCAGGTTCTTATTCCCCAACAATCTAAATCTACTGCATCAATCATTTTTATATCTTTCTAGTTTTATGTTATTAAACAAATGTGTTCATATTGTGACGCTTGCGACTTGCCGCTTGTGGCTTGTGTCTAGGAACTCGCAGCTCTAAAGCTTGTAGCTTTTTGTTATTGATCGTTATTCTAGGACCGAACTTCGTCCAGGAATGTCCCATTAATTTTAGTTCAGCCGCGATGGTCAGCAGCTGGCCCGGTGATGCGTGGCTAACGTCTATTGTGAATTTTTTCATATTTTCTCGTTTCTCTTAAATGTTTAGGAGTAAATTTATATATTCTCGTGTAGCGTTCAACAAGGTCATAGCCCTTTACCTTAAAGACTCGGTGCAATGCTGCATGTTGTCTACCGTCAGCCACTAGTTTACAGAGATTAATAATTTCTTGTGATTTGTTCAATTCTAGGTAGGGGTAGAAAGATTTAAAAGTTTCTTCATACTTAGGCATTTCTACAATTTTCCTAATCAAAGAAATGGTAGTATCTCCGTTGTTTTTAATACGGGAGTCTGCATAGAAACCAAACCTCGCATTTTTCCAGTGCGTTTTCGTGTAGCCTTTTCGATGTAACCAGCTATGAATAATTTTAATGCCTTCGTCATCACTGATATTCTGTTTTTTACAGTAGGCAATAAGTTTATTTTTCATTTTTTTATCTTTCATATTTTTATATTACCTTTTAATTGTGTTTGTTTCGTGGCGCTTGCAGCTTGAAGCTTGTGGCTTATTTCTTTTAGAAATTTTTTGCAGCTTTTCACATACGAAGGCGGAAGATCTTCATCCGCCATCGTAAAATATCTTAACAGTGATCGTCGTGAATTAAGTCTCATTAATCAAGTAGCACCATATATTGTTTTGGAAACTTACGACTGAACCAGGCTAATCCCTTCTCTACCAGGTCATATTTATGCATGGCTTCAGCGCCTTTAATTACATCGTAAACAGCTGCAGCGTATGCAGGTACT